GCGGCAGCAGAAACAACAAGCTGAAGAGTAGCGTTGTCAATTCTGGAGAAATTGCATGTACCAGATGGCTGGTGCTCTTCAGGGCGAAGGGCAAATGAGTAAACATTGATACCAGTGTCTGGGTTACGTGTGTGGTGCTGGTATGGCTGAACAAGGTCGAAGTAGGTTCCTTCGCGCTCACTGAAGCGGTCTTGTCCGTTAAGCTGAAGCTTAGCAGTGACAACTGGATTTTCACCCCAGCAGTGCATGTTAAGAGCAGTTTCAGCAAGAACGAATACACCCGCATCGGTAAGACCATTGGAGACTCTACCTGCGATAGCTCCGCCGATGGAAAGGTCACTGATATCAGTGCCAGGGCTGGTTGGGCCACCATTTGCAGCAGTGGAGTTTCCGGCGAATCCACCTGAGATATCAACGGAAATAGTATCAGAGAAAAGACCAGTAGAGTCAATTACGCCATTTTGTGCTTGTTGAGCGGTGGTTCCGCGTGTTTGCTGGTCAGAACCGAAGGCGAGGATGGAATCAGGGAGAGCATCAACGGCATCGGTGTAATTGAATGGCTGTGCGCCAAGAGCACGGTGCATAAGACGGCTTCCCAAGAAGGAGTCACAGTATGCGACGTGCATGTCTGGCTGAACAACGAATACAAGTTCTTTACAAGGGTGATTGAAATTAAGCTTAATTTTGTTGGATGAGGAACCAATGGATTCATCACCAGTGAATTGAAGCTGTTCAATCAAGTATTCATGTGGGTTCTGTGCCATACGTCTGCGTTCATCGGTATCAAGGAATACGTAATCAACGTAAAGAGATGCGGCAACAAGAGATTTTGCGTATGCGGCAGAAAGTTTCTTGTTTTTCTCATCACTTTGGGTAACTGCCTCAACAGCGAAAAGACATTCGTCAAGAGGACGGATTTCGATGTTGATTTTGACTTCGTGGTATTGAAGAGCAATCAAAGGAAGAGCAAGACCTGGGTTGCGGCAGAACCAGAACTGAAGTGGGACGTAAAGTGTAGTTTCTGGAAGAGCTCTGCGTGGTGCGCAAACTGCTTCAGGGACATCTGCTGCGCCACAAGCGGTAGCAATGTCTGCGAATTCAGGGTCGGTAAGGTAGGTAAGCTGACTGGTTTGTCCAATCATCTTGTGGTAACCTGATTCCTGTTCGCTGGTAAGTGTAAGCTGGTTCCAGATGTGCATCCAGTCACCATACTGTCTGTCGATGCGCTGACCACCAATCTCAACTTCAACCATAGAGATCATCTGTTCTCCTGGGCAATCTAACCAACGTGCGTAAACAGCGCCGGATGAGTTTTTGTCTTGTTGGTTGATTTCTGGAAGTGTAACTTGAAGGTATGTGCGGTATGCTAAATCACCATTTCTGGAGATTGTGCACTGGACACGGCGACCGAAATCGGCTTGTCCGTTGAAAGTTTGTTCAATTGATTCCATAGCAAAGTTAGTGTGTCTGCGGTATGTAACCTTCCAGAAAGTAATCTGGGGGTTACCAGTTAAATAGACGTCTTGAGCGCCATAAGCAACGAGCTGCATGAGTCCTCCACCCATAGTTATACTATTCCTAAAGAAAAAAAAATTTTGGAAATTAAATTAATTAATAAATAAATTAACTTATTAATTGATTTTACTTATGTCTAAATTATCCAGCATAAAGCGTTTAAGATAGTCGTCTAACATTACTTCTTTCTTACCTTCATGGTTTTTTGTAAAAACATATGCATTTTTCTTTTTCTTTATAGACCACCCTTTATCTAAAGCATTGTATAGAAATATCATTTTTTGTAATAGAATACAATCTATTTTCATATTATTTGTATCAATATTTATATCAACATCCATATATTCTATTTTAAGAAAAAGGTATGCTAAATAATTACGATTTATCAATTTAATTTATTTTTAATTAAATAATTACATATATATGTTTATATAGCTAATGCCTAATTTCAAACCAAAGGCTAATAAAAAAATTAAAGTAAATAAAAAATCAACTGTTACATTGGACAGCAAACATAATGAAAAAATGCTAGAATTTAATAAAATTATCCAAGAAACTATTCCAAAATTAATAGAAAGGAAAAAACAACTAAGAAAGAAATTAAAAATAACAGAAAATATTGAAGATAAATTAGATATACAAGATGAAATAAAAGATATTAAAAAAAATATATTTGTCCTAAAACAAAAAAAAGAAGAATATTTATTAGAAAATTCAGGTATAATATTTGAATATTTTGAAAAGAAGAAGAAAATGTCAGAAGGTATTGATATTAATAAAAAAAAGATACTTCATTCCTTTTTTAATCCAAATAAAACAGTAAATACAAAATCAGATGAAACAAATATTGATAAATATTTGATTAATTTGGATGAAGGACACTTGGATATAAATAATTATATTATAAATTATGAATTATGCGAGCATTGTGGTGGGGAATGGATACAAGTTGATTATAAAGGATTGGTTGTTTGTAATAAATGTGGAAGACAAAAGGAATTTTTGGTTGAACATGAAAAACCATCTTACAAGGAACCTCCTAAAGAAGTATGTTTTTATGCGTATAAAAGAATTAATCATTTCAGAGAAATATTGGCACAATTTCAAGCAAAAGAAACTACTCAAATTCCAGATGAAGTTCTTGAAAATATTAGAAATCAAATAAAAAAAGAAAGAATAACATTAAAACAAATGACAAATAAAAAGGCAAAAGATATATTGAAAAAATTAGGATATAATAAATATTATGAACATATTCCTTTCATTAAAGATAAATTGGGAATACGACCTCCTATAATGTCACCGGAATTAGAAGATAAATTATGTAATCTTTTTATGGAAATCCAAAAACCTTATGCAAAACATTGTCCTGACGATAGAGTTAATTTTTTGAATTATTATTATGTTCTTTATAAAATGTGTGAATTATTGGATGAAAAAACCTTTTTACCTTTTTTCCCTATGTTAAAAGACCCAGTAAAGAGAATAGAACAAGATGAAATATGGAAAAAAATATGTAACGAACTTCTATGGGAATTTGTGCCTACGATATAAAATAAATAGTTAATTATAAATTATTTATTTTATTTACATACGAGGAAATCCAACAAGATTGGCACCAATGCCGAATCCTGCGCCTGAACGAGCTGAAACTGCCATGGATGGAACATATGTATCAAGAATAGAGAAGGTTGCTGCTGCGGTAAGAGCAATAAGAGCAACTTCATCTAAGTTAAGAGATTTCTTTGGAATTGCATATGCGGCAATAGCAACCATAACACCTTCGACAAGATATTTGACTGCTCTGCGAATAAGTTCTCCTAAATCCAACATCTGTGCTAATTTTTGAAGCATTATAAATAATAATTAGAAAAAAAATATATTATAAAATTAAAACTTAAAAATGATTCTTGTTAAAGTATTATAACATGCAAAAACCTGGTTGCGTATATCAAAGAAATTCTGATGGAACAACAAATCCTAAATATGTGGATTTATTAGAAGAAGACAAACCCATTTCAGGACAAAAATTTGTTTGTGTTAGTTTTGTTAGTCCTGATAATATTTTAAAACAGAAAAATCATTTCTTTTTTCAAGAATTCCTAAAACACTATGATTTTGCGAAAAGTGTAGAAAAATTTACACAATTTTTAAATTTCCTTTCATATAAATACAGTATGAATTTTGATGATATTATGAAGGACTTCCAAGAATATACTAAAAGTGAAAAAGATACATTTACGGAAAATTATGTTAAAGATGAATATAAAAATTTTCTAGATGCCAATGAAGAAAGATTAGACGATGAATTTAATACTGCACATCAGTTTCAAACTAGTACCAGAGGATTAAAAGTTAGAGGCACATATTCAACTCAGGAAGAGGCTGAATTAAGATGCAAATTATTAAGAGAAGTTGACCCAAATCATAATGTATATGTTGGTCCAGTAGGAATGTGGATGCCTTGGGAACCAGAAGCTTACAAAACAGGAAGAGTTGAGTATTTAGAAGATGAATTAAATCAATTAATGAACGAAAAGAATAAAAATGAAGCATCCGCGAAAACTGAATTTGAAAAACGCGTATTAGAAGCAAAGAGGAATGCTATTGAGGAAAACAAAAAGATAGCTAAAGAATCCGGTAACAAACTTACACAAAATATTAACAAAAATGGACAACTTGTTGGAGTTAACAATACAATTGAAGGTGCTTTATCTTCAAAAGAAGAGGTTACTTCTGCTGATATTCGTAAAGAATTATTTGAAGGTGATAATGTTCCTACCAATAGTGCTGCCCAAGATGCCATGGATAGAGGATTAATACCTAAACAAGAAGGCGAAACCGAAAATGTCAAGGTTGAAATTACTGAAAAGGCAGAAGATAATCAAGATGAAGAGAAAAAAGATTAAAAATTGAATTTTATTAATTTTTATTTAATAAAATTTATTAACCTATTTATAAATATGGAAAACGAAAAACCCCAAGTTCAAGAACCAAAAAAACCCAAAAAAAAGGTTCCAAGATGCAAATGCAAATTGGAAGACGGAAAAAAATGTAAAAAGAAACTCACTATGGTTGATTTATGTATTGTTTGTAAATGCGGAAAATCATTTTGTCCAAAACATAGAACACCTGAATCTCATAATTGTAAAATAAGTGAAATAATAGCGCGGAAAAATCGAGAAGCGCAACTAGATAAAGTTCTTGGTGGTGGTTCTTTTAAACAAATAGAAGTAATATAAAAAGTTAATGCTATGCTATAGTAATAATGCCACCAAAAATAATAACAAATCAATTACAAAGAAATGTTTATAATAAAATCTCTCCAAAAATATTATCTCCAGATGCTGATTCAAATTTTTTTGTTAATGAAGCAAAAGAATCCGGTAAGATTATATTGAAACTAAGACTACTTAATAAACTATCTATTGAAGACATGTGTCATAAACTTGATATTAACAGAGAAACATATATGAAATTAGAAAAAGGCGAAACAATACCAAGTAAAGAAATATCTCAGTTATTAATTAGTATTTATAATTTGAAAATTGAAAATAAATTACAAACCCAATAAAACATTAACTAGTATTATGTCCAAATTCTTGTCTTCCAACACAAACATGAAAACAACTCTTATTGTAGTGTTATTCTCCGCATTCCTATCAACTGCTATGTCAAGCAGTTTTAGGATTTTGAATACTAAATCTGTTGTTGACAGTACCAAATTTAATTGTACGGGATTACCTACTAAATGTAAATGTCCATATCCTTGTTTAGAGCAAGTAAAAAATGAGAATTATTGTATTGCTAAGAAATGTTATACGTTTGATACGAATCTTGGTCAATGTAAACAATCAGGAACAGACCATGTAGCCCCACTTGTATTACAAGCCATTCCATTTACAGGTGTATTTGGATCTGGATTTGGTAATATGGGAAGATGGGATTTATTTGGAATGTATATGGGTGTATTATTTGGCGGTTGTTGTTTTCTCATAATGTCTGCGGTGTGCTGTTTATGTTGTTGTAATAAAGAAGATGATGAAATGGAAATAGCAAACGATAAAGAATCGTATATGAAATGCGCTGTTAATTGTGGAGGTTGCGTATGGGGAATTGTTGTTCTTGGATTCTATATATCAGGTATTGTTTGGACTGCCACCCCCGGGTCAGTTGTGGATGCAGATGGATGCCCATTGATATTTTGAATAAATTATCATTTAAAAAATTTTTTATGATAATTTACCATTTACTCTTTTTAACATTAATAGCTGGGCCTTTTCTTCCACCTCTAGGGTCAAATGCTTGACCATCATCATCATCATCAGAATCAAGTCCCTTGGACATTTCCCAAAATTCCTTTGAACCTAATTTAAAATCTCTGTGTGCTACAGCTTTATACCAAAAAATCTGGTCTTCCAGTTTATTAGATTTAGCGTTATTTGCTACAACAAGGCATTCATAATTTTCAGTACATTGGTCCATAACTTGACAGAAAGATTCAAAGGTAGGAAACATACCAGCAAAATTTTCATAAATTCTTTTACGATTTGCTATATAAGGTTCTCTAAGAATAAAGGTATAATCTATATTTGTTCTTAGATTAGGAGGAACACCAAGAGGATATTGCATTGTAATAACAAGCATTACCTTCCAATGACGACCATTCATGAACAGTAATCTCATTAATTTCTCTCTAGCCCAACTATTATCATAAAGACAATCATCTAAAATAACAAAAGTTCTTGGGTCAATACTAGTTCTGCCATATGCTTGAGTTTCTTTTTTCACTTGCTTCATAACAATTTTTTGCCTTTTTAATATATTTTCTATAATAGCTGTATTATATTCGTCATGAAT